CGTCAACTCTGAAGATTCTGAAATATTGGTTACTTCTGTCTGAACCAACATTGTCAAGAGCTACGTAAGGGTTAGCAACCATTCCGTATCTTGTTTTGAATCCTATTCTTGGCTGGAAGTCATTCTCACCAACTGCTTTAACCATGGTTAAAGGAACGTATGGGCAATAGAATAAACCAGCGTCGTATGGGTTAGTACCTCTGTAACCAACACATACAAAGTCAACAGTTGAATATGGGTCAATGTAAACTTTAACTCTTCCGTTAAGAACACCAGCAAAAGTATTACCTGTGTCGTCAACGTTTAGGTTAGCTGAAAGAGCAGGTGTGTAATCTAACATACCAGCAGCTGCAAGAGCTGAAGCTACGTCTGAAGAACATAGGATAAAGTTACCTTTACCTCTTCTTGTTTCTTTAGCGATTACGTTACACTCTCTTTCGATTTGCATGATTAAGCCTTTGAATCTCTCAACCATCCATCTACCGTCTGAGTCTGTGTTAACATCAAATACACCACTTAGTGCTGTAGAGTTCTGAAGAGCACCAATTTTAGCAGTTTTAAGAACTGTTCTAACAACTTCTCTGTTGATTTCAGCTAAGATTTCAGCAGATAAGATGTTTGCAAGTTCGCCTTCAGCATCCAATCCGTGGATTGCTTTAAGGTCTTGTGCTAATTCCATTGTGTACTCAGCTTTTAGAGCTCTTGACTTAGCTGTTACTGTTGATTTCTCAATAGTAAAAGCCATTTCGCCGTAAGCACCGTCGCCGGTTTCACCAACACCTAATCTCTCAGCAGCTGCAGTAGAAAGACCAGAACCAAATGTTGATACTGTGTCTGCTTCGTCTGCAATTGTGCCGTCTGTGTCAGCGTCTGTAACACCACTTAACCCTGTTGGGTCAGCTTGATGTGTACCAGTTCCAGAGAAATCTGTATCAGCTTCATTAAAGAATGCTTCTGTTCCAGATTGTGAACTGTATTTTGATTTCATTGCAAAGATAAGTCCTGTAGGACCACTCATTGGTTGAACACCAGCGATATCATATGCAATCAAGTTAGGCATAGCTCTACGTACTAAAGAAATTAATACTGGGTCAAAAGTACCGATGTTATTCGGTGCTGAACCTGAACCAATATTGTTAGCTGCTGCAGCCTCAGAAATGAAATTTCCTTGTGCTTGAGCTCTTTCTTCTTGTAGGGCAACCTCTTGGTTTTCTAATAGTCTAGCTGTAACAGCTTTTCTATATCTGTCGGAAATTTCTGGAGCTGACTCGTGGTCGAGAACAGGACCCCATTTTTCCATTAGTTTTGCGTCTGCATTAAACATTTTTGTTTTTCCCTATTTTTTAAAGTTTGTTATAGCTTGTGTGTATTTAGCCATAGCTTCTGAAACTGCTTCTTCTGAAACATTTTCTTCACCTAAAAGACTATCAACTTCGTCCACTGATTCACTACCTTCTTGTTTGAAGTAAGATTCTTTAACAACTTTCACTTTCATTTCAAAGTTCTCTTTGTTATCGAATTCAATATCTTCTACTAAAGAAGCTAATTTTTCAGCTTCTGTTTCTGCAAGCCCTGAAGATTGTTCTCTCACTACTTCTTGCTTTTCAAATTCTTGAACTTTTTGATGTAATGAAATATTATCTTCTGTGGTTTTGTTTAAAGTCTCTTCAAGTTCAGTGACTGATTCGTTGAGTTCATCAACAAGGTCCACTTTACCTTCAGGTACTTCGATATAGTGCTCTTTAAACACTGATTGTAATGAAGTCATAAAGTCTTCAGCAATTTCAGTTCTTAAACCGTTTGTTACTGCAACTTTATTCTCTTCCATCCAATTTTCAACTACATAGTTAAGGTATGAATCTACCTTCTCTACTAGAGATTCTTGGACTTCTGAAACTTCTTCTTCGAGATTTTGCGCGTATTCAGCTTCTAATCTGTCGATTTCAGATGTTAATTTTGAAGTTAACACTGCTTCGAAGATTGCTTGAGCTTTATCACGGAACCCATCAGAAAGAGTAGCCTCTTCTTTAATGATGTTTTCTAAGTCTTCGTCAAAATCAATAGCTTCTACTTTCGCTTTAGCTTTTGGGTCAGCTACTTTTTTAACACCTTTTACGGCATCATCAGCTGATTTGACTGAGGCTTCTTCATCATCGCCAAGAGCCATCTTTGAGAACATTTTCTGCGCGTCCTCTTTTCTTGCTGCTTTGAGCATATCGACTGCTGCTTGAATGACACCAGCTTTGGTTTTAGGCACGTTTACTTTAGGTGCGGATTCTTTTTTAACAGATTCCTTTTCCTCTTCGTCCTCG